GAAGATCCAAAGAAAAAACCTTCCATTGTTCCCGCACGGGATGACGATGGTGCAGGTTATGTTACTGCGTCTGGAATGCATTATGGACAGTATTTAAATATTGATGGTGATGATTCTAAAGATAACCATCAATTAATTATGCAATATCGTGGCGTTGCAATGCATCCTGAAGTTGATATGGCAATTGAAGAAATCGTTAATGAAGCAATTGTTATTGAAGATGATTCTAAATCAGTAGAACTTAATTTAGATAATGTAAAAATTTCAGATTCAATTAAGAAGCAAATTACTCAAGAATTTGATGATCTTTATGCCATGTTAGATTTTAATGATTATGGCCATGATATTTTTCGTAGATGGTATGTTGATGGTAGAATTTACCATCACTTAGTAGTTGATGAAAATAATCCAAAACTTGGTATTTCTGAGATTAGACCGATTGATGCATCCAAGATTCGTAAAGTCAAGCAAGTTAAAACAAAAGTTGATCAAGCGACAGGTGCAAAGATTATTGAAAAAGTTGATGAGTATTTTATCTATCAAGAAAAGCCTGGTGCAAACCAAAGCACTGGTGTAAAAATTACAGAAGATGCTGTTTCATACGTTACATCTGGTCTACTCAATGAAGACCGTAAAAAGGTTGTATCATATCTACATAAAGCATTGAAAGCAATTAATCAATTAAGAATGATGGAAGACTCACTTGTCATCTATCGTCTTGCCCGGGCCCCCGAGAGAAGAATTTTTTATATTGATGTAGGTAACTTACCAAAAGGTAAGTCTGAGCAATACATGAAAGATATCATGGCAAGATACCGTAATAAGCTTGTCTATGATGCAAAGACCGGAGAAATCCGTGATGATCGTAAGCATCAATCATTACTAGAAGATTTCTGGCTTCCGCGGAGAGAAGGCGGTAGAGGCACAGAGATTTCAACTTTACCTGGTGGTGAAAACCTAGGTCAGATTGACGATATTATTTACTTTCAGAAAAAAATGTACCGCGCATTGAATGTACCTATTAATAGACTTGAGCAAGAAGCTCAATTTTCTCTTGGTAGATCATCAGAAATTACAAGAGATGAATTAAAGTTCCAGAAGTTTATTGATAGACTTCGTCGTAGATTCGCTCATTTGTTCTTAGGCATTCTGAAAAAGCAATTAATTCTTAAAGGTATTATCACAGAAGAAGACTGGAATGATTGGAAAAATGATATCATTGTAGGATTCTCGCGAGATAATCACTTCTCTGAATTAAAAGATGCAGAAATTTTAAGAGAAAAATTACAATCTTTAGATATGATTACTAACTATGTTGGTGAATATTTCTCTAAAGAATGGGTAATGAAAAATGTCTTAATGTTTACGGATGAAGAAACTGAAGACATGAAAAAAGAGATTGATGGCGAAGAACCAACTGAACCACAAGATCAAGAGCAACCGGAACCTGAACCAGAACCACAAGTTAATCAGGAACCACAACCACAAAAACATAGTATCGATATTAACGTAAAAGGAAATAAATGATGAGTGAAGCTGAAACCAGTACTGTACAAGACTTAATTCAAGCAGCATTGGATCAAAACTATAATCATGCAAATGAGGTATTTGGTAATCTAATGGGCCAAAGAATGACCGATGCACTAGAGCAGGAAAAAATTGCAGTTGCAAATCAAATCTACAATGGTGAAGAACCAGAAGAAGAAGTTGATTTAGACATTGATGATGAAGATTTAGAAGTAGATGAAGATGAAGAAATTGATGATGATGAAGATTTAGAAGACGAAGAATAATATAGGATATCAGGATGGCAGGATCTAAAAATAGGCGTTTTTCACGGTTTATACGTCAGATTAATACTGATTTAACCGTTAAAACTACAGGCCTTGTTGAAGAAGCTCGAGTAACAACCGATACCGTAACAACACAGGTAGAAACTGAAGTTGCTAATCTAGTTAGCTCAGCGCCGGCTGCCCTTGATACACTTGACGAGTTAGCTGCAGCATTGAATGATGACGCTAACTTTGCTACTACAGTTACAAATAGTATTGCAACGAAAGCCAATTCAGCTGATCTTGCAACAGTTGCGACATCTGGTTCATATAACGACTTATCTAGTAAGCCATCGATTCCTAGCATTAGTGGATTAGCAACTACGTCATATGTAGATACTGCAGTTGCAGGTGCTGGATCTTCAGATACTGTTGGAACAGAAACTACAAGTGGTAATACTATAACACTAGACTATTCTACTGGAAATGTATTTGATATCGATGTAGAAGGTGCTGCAAATAATAATATTATAGAATTATCTAATTCTTCTAGCATAGCTAAGTTTAAAGTTAAATTAAACGCGACGCGAGCAGTTAGTGGAGCTTACGGTGTGGTTGGCGCTGTACAACAACAAACACAAGCCTTGAGTACCGCAACAGGAAATGCCAGCTATGGATTAACATTTAGCCCAGACGGAACAAAAATGTTTGTTGGCGGATACGGGTTTAGCGGAAACCAGCTTGGCCAATTTAATTTAACAACGGCCTTTGATCCGTCAACGGTTACTAGTACTTCACCTGTTTCTATACAAGGGTATGGCAGTGCTTATTTAGCAGGATATGGGGGACATTGCTGGAATTCCAGTGGAACAAGAGCATATGTTATGATCGGAAAAAGTAGTGCTAATTATTGGGCTGCTTGGGCCATTAATTTAAACACTGCTTATGATTTTCAAGGCGGCACAAACGGTGCGGCAGGATCCGGTAGCGTTGGGGCTCGAGCGTTTGCTTGTACTTTATTTTCTAGCAATACGTTTTTAGTATATGATTACGCCGGTACAGTGTATGTTAAAAGTGGTAGTCCCGGTGGAAGTACTGTAGATAGCCGTACGTGGACTTCGATGGGGGGCACAGGGCAAGCACGTGATTTTGCGGTTTCTCCAGACGGTACAAAATTAGTTGCAATTACTAGTAACGGGTATCTTCAATATTTTGAATTTGCAACACCTTACGATATACAAAATATAACGTCTTTAACCTCATATGCTACGTATACTAACATGGGAGGAGTTGCATTCAACGATGATGGTACAAGATTCTTTACTGTTACTGCTGGGAATGGTACAGCGAGGACAGTATACGAATGGGAGCCAGAACTTACAATTGTAGATCCTGCAATTTCCTTTGATACTACAGGAGGAGAAACTTTTGTTGGATCAGTACCTGGATTAACGCATAATCAATCCTCTTATATGGAATTATCGACTATTGACGGAGGATCAACATATTATATAATTACTCCTAGTAGTGGTGGTGGCGGTGGCGGGCAAGTCCTTGCTGAGTACCATGCAGTATGTAATGGTAGTGCATTAGGTGATGCCACTACTCAAAGTGTTACTGCGGTGCAGAATTTAACTACTACATATACCGACGCAACTGGTTCAGTTATTTCTGGTTTTACTGTACCTTCTGGAACAAATAAAATTGTGTATCAATATAACGTAATGATTGGTTGGGTAGATACTCATTCAATTTCGCACTGGAAATTATATTTTAGTACGGATGGTTCTACATGGACAGAAGTTGTTGATGCTAGAAGAAATGCTTCGGCTGGATATCAGCAGGATGCGTATCAATCTCTTTCATGGCCATTTGAAATCAATGCTGGCACTGCCGATACAGATTCTGGTAAATTAACAACTACAGATGGCGATACATATTACTTCAAATGGCAAGTAAGAGAATATGGAGTTAATAATGAGATGAAGCTACATAGTACTCAATATTGGGATGCTAGTGGAACTGATCAGTTCTCGATGCCTACAGTTTCAATTAAGTGTCTAAGCTAAAGGTTTAAAGATGGCAAGAACTAAAAATAGGCTATTCGCTCAATTTGTCGGGCAAATTAATAGTGACGCGACTGTTAAAAGTACTGCTATTGAAGGTGGTACTGGTGGAGCAGAAGTTTATGATTCTGCAGGTGCTTTACCACTCACCGGAATAACCGCAGGAGATCAAGCTTGGTCTGGAAATCGGTTATATATCTCGAATGGCACTGGATGGTATAATATTGCGCTAGTTAATGCAGATCCTAGATTTACATCGATCACTGACTCGGATGGAGTTTCTTCTCCGTTTACGCTATCTAATGAAGGTAATCCTACTACTATTACGCTTTTAGGCGCAGATTCAGATAATACTGATGTAATATATTCGTTTACAAAAGATGCTGGATTTGATGGATTAGCAACTATTTCAGGATCTGGAGATACATATGTAATTACTCCATTAAGTGAAGACTCCGCAACTACTACATCTGGTACAGTTACATTTAGAGTGTCTGATGGAATTTCATTTGATAACAGTGTTAATACATTTACTCTTAATTTTTCATATGAGCTTGATATTACTGGAACATTTACAGTTAGCTCTAACACATTAGATATTGGTATCTCAGCAGATGATATAGAATTTAAATCTGATGGAACAAAAATGTGGGCATTAGGAAATGCTGGTGGAATACGTCAATATTCATTATCTGTTCCATGGAACCTATCGTCAGCAACTCAAGATTCTTTATCAAGCTTTTCTTGGAGTCATCCAAACCAATATCCACAGGGTATTGCAGTTACTGCAGACGGTACTAGTGCCATTATCCTAGATGAAGGAAGCGGAGGTAAAGTATATCAATATGACATGTCAACTCCTTATGATATGAATACCGCAACTTATAATACTTCGAGAGGTGAAGTTAATTTTGGTTTAGGGCATCTTGGGCAATCAAATTCCGAGTCCGGACAAGCTAGATGGTATGACGCTGGAAGAATTTTACTTTTGTATGGCCGAAGCCGATCAGTTTGGTCTGTGATTGATTGTTCAGCGAATCCGTACTCTTTAACAGGTGCAGTGAAACTTGAAGCTACCATGTTACGCGATTACGATGCTGGTTCATATGGTTCAGCAGCAGGCATATTTAGTTCAGACGGAACAATTATTGATATGCTTGGTGGAACATTTGTTGATACTCAGGCTAGAAGATTAGTATGTTCTACTCCATGGCGGCCGAGTACAGCCAATACTAGTTCTGTTACATCGTGGACTTTACCAGCTGGTGGTGGTACTGGTTCTGAAAATGGATATACTCATTCACCCGATATGACAAAACTATTTGTTTCGGTCGGTAATATAATTAAAAGAATAGATATAACTTAAGTGAAAAACTTAAAACATATAAATAATTAGGAACAAAAAGAAATATGAAATTATTTACTGAACTAAGAAAAAAAATGCCACCTGGAGAACATATCTCTGATTTTAAGGTGAATCGCATTTCAGTAATGATTCATAAGGATAAGGGAAAGTTTGTTGCTTATGTTGATGGCGACAGACTTGATGCTTATAGATCACAAAAAGAAGCAGAGAAAGCTGCTACTCAATTTGTGAAACAA